TCTCACATCACCATTATCAAATGCGTTCAATGTTGGTACTACCCCCCCCCGTTGTCCACGTTTCGTAATCATCCACATTTTGTGCTCGCCTACTCTTTGTGAACCACAAGGTTCTCACTTCCTCCACCTAGATCGCCACCATTGGCACGCAAGGTGCCAACTCCTTCTGTGTATCCACCAAAGGATGATGAAGTAACAACAACATTATCTTCGGGTCTTTTGTAACCGGTAGCAGTAAGTGTTGTCACTCCTGGTGTGTACTTGGCGAAGCCTGTTTGACCAAAGCTGCTTGGAGTTTCTCGGGTAGGGTCTTGCCTCTCTTGTTTGCTCTGCGTAAGATCCCTTCGCAAGCCTTCTGACTTAAAAAGTATTTCGGCAACGCTTGAGTTAGGAGTACGTCGCCCAACGATGAAGACTCTACGCCTGCGCTGGGGTACTCCGAAGTGTTGAGCATCAAGCACCCTCCACCCGAGAGAATACCCGAGGTCGGCCATCGTCCCGATGACGACTCCAAAATCTTTTCCGTTGTTACTGGATAGCAAACCAGGTACGTTTTCGATGATGAAGTATTCTGTTTGCGTTTCTTCCACAAGTCTTGCAATCTCCCAGAATAACCCGCTTCGTTCGCCAGCAAGACCAGCTCTTTTGCCAGCAACGCTGAGGTCTTGGCAGGGAAATCCTCCTGTAATAATTCCTCTGCTTGGTGTAAATCCTGCATTGATTAGATCCTCTCCCTTTACTGTGGTTACATCTGTAAATTGTGTAGCGTCAGGAAAATGCTGCGCCAATACCTGGTTGCAATTCTTATCTATCTCAACCGAGGCTACTACCTTTACTCCTTGTCGTTGCATAGCTAAGTCAAAGCCACCAACACCTGCAAACAAACTAACACCGGTCAGCATCAGTACCACCCTCTTCTATCGGAGTGGCTAAGAGCGCGACACGCACTCCCTCCATAGCGATGACCAATGTATCGTATGCCGTGAAGGATTTGAAGTTCAGGTTGTCCACTACGCTCTCTAAGGAGTTGAGCAATTCCAAAAGCCGAGCTTCTTGGTTTGCCCGAAGCGTCTCTTGGGCGAGCAAGGTGGTCGAAACGGGACTCACGGGTCCATAGGGTGATGAGGCATTGAACTTGGTTGTTGTTGTAACCGAGTGCTTTTGCGAAACTAATTGTAAGTGCCTTGTTTTCACGCTTCTCCTCCATTGTTGCCTTCGTTCTCTCCTGCATTACTGGAGTATGCAAGATCGTTTGCTCCGTTGGCTCGTGTGTGTACGCCCACCCTAAGAACAGTAGTGCCGTCAATACTAATCCACTTTTTGCCTTGTAACTCATCTTGTTTCTTCTCCATTTCGAGCAGTTGCTTATAGGTATCAGGGTATAGATGAGCAAGGCGAGCCAAAGCTCTGTCTCTTGCCCTTCTGTAGTTTCTATCTCTTACCGCCTTGCGGCTGGCAGTTTCCATCCTTCTCTTGACCTCATCAGTCATTCAGCTTGTCCTCCCACACTATAAGTACATAGACTACCACCATCACTATCGCTATCCCTAACACTAAGCTCATCTGCCCACCTCCCTTGCCCGTTGGATAATCTCTGTTATGTCTATCGTCTGCCCTACCAAGTGAGCATCTTCCTCATCACTATCCCACGCAGAGACCAGCACACGGCTACCGGTAGGTGCAAGGGTTAGCCATTGCATACATTGTTCAGCATCAGCTCCGCCCCACGTATTAGAGCCGTCAGGCTCGACCACTTCATAGAATAGGATTAGATCAGACTTGGGTGGGTGTATGGTGTAGATGTTACTCATTGTCTTCCTCCTCAAATCCAAATAGTTGTGAGAGCGCACTATTGGCACGTCTTAGGTTCTTGATAGCTTCTGCTATCTCTTCCTCTTTGATGTTCTTCTCAGCTTGATTTATACACAAATCAAACTTAGCTTCTAAGTATTCTTTATTCATTTACTTACTCGCTTTCCGTATCGTTTATCGTGGTATCCCTTGTATTCTTTAATCCATAAGCTCACACACCGAGGACAAGTGCCTAGCCCACTTAATTGCTCGGTTGGTATTTCGATACTGCAATCTGCACACTTACTCATTGCCCTCTCCCTCGTTAGCGGGTAGTACTCTACCCTTCCATTGACTTTCGATAAATCTTGTTTTGTCATTAACTAATAAGTGTGACCAATCCCAATTTTTGGGATCTCCGTCATAAGTCTCTATCTCTAGTGTTACTTGGTATCTATCTTTCATCGTCGTCTTCTCTCTCGCTCTCTCCCTCTGCCGCTAATTTAGCTGCAGACCACCAGGCACCGACCCGAACCGGTGCCTAGTAGTTCGCCTCTTAAAGTTCGACGCACTCCGTCATTGATCCCCAGCACCAGCCAAGAAACTCAGCTTTTGACGAGCTGAATCCAACCCACCAAAGGGAAGAGGACACCAGCACCAAGCCCCAAAGGGCGAGAGTTGCCAAGACTCCCAACACGAACCAGCCTCGCGGGGTGATGTTCTTCATCGTTTGCCCCCTTAGCAATTTCTGAACACATAGACATTGAATGTGTCTGGGTCTACTGCACTCCAGTAATCACACAAAAATAGATCACGAGTCCATTTGACCCAGTCAAAGTAATTCAAGAAATGATCAGGGACACCTTCAAAAAGGTTACTGTTGTCCACGATGTCTTCGGCGAACTCTTCTTCACTAGACCATTCACCTTGGTAAGCCTCTTCAAACTGACCAAACCAGTCTTCAATGGTCTCCCAAGTGTAATAAGTTGGTGAGTTTGATTGAAAAGCGCGTAATGCGCTCTCAATTGTTTCAGCGTTTGAGCCGTAGTTATTGTTCTCAATCGTTTCTGCGATGTAGTCACGAGCCTTGCATTCTTCGCAGTCTGAGGTGCGATCCCCAAGATGTAACGTTGTTGTCATTTCTAACCCTTTCAGTAACTGATGACCATCATCAGGTGACGAATTACGCCACGACGCCCGAGGGCGTTTCGGTCTTTAACGAACAAACCCTTTTGGCTTGTTTCCAATATTTAGCACCACCGAACCAAAGTATTCTTCTAATTCGGCGGCAGACATTGAAGAAGTGTGTCCTGCTCTGCGATCTACTAAATACTCGTGGACTAATGCCCAAAGGTTTGTTTTAGCTTCTTCTTCTGTTGTTCCAGTTGCATAGATTGAGTCAGCAACTGCATCACAAATAGCCACGATCATTTAGTTTTTTCCCTTTCCTAGTTGCTGGATTGTTTCTTCTGTAAAGAGGACAAGAAAAGACCAAGTTTGGTCTTCTATGTTGTTGTCAAAGTTTGGAAAGTACTTTGCAATCACATCTGAGAAATCTTCCATCATTGCATTATGAACTTCGTTTCTTTCTTCTTGGTTCATTGCTCTGTTTTCTTCATAACAGGTTGTGCATTTTTCTTCGCGTTCAACGAGTACGCCTTCAACTTCATCAGCGCAAGACAAACAGAACGCGTTGCCGTTTGAGTCAATCTTTATCATTTTTCTACCCTTTCGCAGATTGTTCGGGATCTGCTGGGTCTGACTATACACGAAAAGAGGGGGCAGGCTCCCCCATTTGGTGGGTTTCTTTTGACCTTTTTTTGGGTGGGTTTTGGGTCAGTTTCAGGCTGAGCTCGTTGTTTCAGCTGATGTCAGCAGCATCGAAACCGGTCGCCTGGTAGGTCCAGCTCAGCGTGAAAGCTCACCAGTTCGGGGCAGTTCGTGACCTTTTCGGGGTGGGTAAGTGCCACGAATTGGCAGAGTTTTGGGGGTATTCGGTCAGGGCTGGGGCTGGGTCTTTGGTCGCAGTTCGTTGGGTCAATGGGTCACCAGTTGGGGTTGTTGGTCTAGTAGATCGGTCACCAGTTGGCAGGTGATTGGGTTGGGTTGGCTGGTTGGTTGGGTTGTTAATTGCTGAGAGGTTATGGGGTATAGCGTGCCCAAGCGGTAGTCCGCCCCACCTTTTTTTCTATAAAGTTATCCACAGGCTTTATCCACAGGCAGACAGGGGCTGGGGATAACTGTCTGACAGCAGAAACAGGCACCCCCCGTTGTTGAATTGCACCGCGGTGGTATGTATACTCCCCAACAAAAAATATTTGCTAAAGTTAAAGCTGCGATCTAGCCTCTGACCTGCGGTTTTAGTACTGTGATGTAACTCACATTAGGAAAGCGAGAAATCCAGTCCTTTTCCTGCCTTATATATAGTAGGGGAGTAAAACGGGGAGAGTATGTTTTACGACCCTTGGTTGGCCTCTAGCGAGGCCCCTAGGCCGAGTACTGACTTACCCCTCACTTCGCTGTAGCTCGCTCGGGCGTTAAGCCCGACCTGCCCAGTACTTTTAGTGGGGATAGCTCTATCTCTAATAGGAAGATCATACTCAACCTAGTAAAGGAATCTCTGATTCCGGCCAAGGCCACCGCGCCTTGTATAAGAAATGAGCATCCGCGCCGATGATACGCAACTATACCGAAGAAGAGTTATATCTCCAGGCTACCTCCAGTAGAAAATTCTGGAAGCAGTACAAGCAAGAGCGAGAGTCCCGTCGCTTAGAAATGCGCCGCCAGATTGCGGCGGCAATTCTAGTAGAAGAGATGAGACGGGAAAACAGTGGCCGATAACAGCGCCGACATCGCCAAGAGAATTATCCTTGGTTGTGTAGCAGAGGGTATGACCATCGAGCAGGCTTGTGCCTCGGCTGGTAAATCCATTAAGACTTACGAGTACTACCGACGTACCGATAAGGTATTTACAGACAAGGTTGACCGAACACGGCTAGGGCTTAAGGACAAATCCTTTGCCTCCGGTGACGTTCACGACTTAACCTTTGCCGAGTTCCGCGAAAAGTTCCTCCACTCTAAGACCTTCCCACACCAGCAAAACCTGGTAGATATGATTGAAGGCCGCGAACCTGGGTGGCTACACCCTTCTATGAAGTACGAGCCAGGGCTTGCATCTAATAGAATTTTATTGAACATCCCGCCCAACCACGCCAAGTCAATTACGATCACGGTGGACTATGTAACCTGGCAGGTAGTACGTAACCCCAACTTTAGAGTTTTGATTGTTTCCCAGACCCAGCAGTTAGCTGCCGACTTTCTCTACGCCATCAAGCAACGCCTGACTCATCCGATGTATGAATCACTCCAACAGGCTTACGCTGCTGGCGTAGGGTTTAACTCTAAGTCTGCATCCTGGCAAGCAACCCGCGTCACCTTTGGTTCCGAGCTTCGTGAGTCTAGTGAAAAAGATCCAAACATCGAAGCCATTGGTATCGGTGGTCAGATCTACGGTAAGCGTGCAGATATGATTATCGTAGACGACGCTGTTACCTTAAAGAACGCTAACGAGTTTGAAAAGCAGATCCGCTGGTTAACCCAGGACGTGCGATCACGTTTGAACCCTACGGGTAAACTTGTAGTTATTGGTACTAGAGTTTCTGCGATGGACCTATACCGCGAGCTACGTAACGAAGACCGCTACCCTGGTGGACTGGTCCCGTGGAAGTACTTGGCTATGCCAGCGCTTCTGACTACACACGAAGACCCTGACAAGTGGGAAACTTTGTGGCCTGCTAGCGATGCCCCATTTGATGGTCAGATGGAATCTGACAAGAATGAAGACGGCCTCTACCCTAGATGGAATGGTCGCAACCTTTACAATGAACGCCAAGCTATGGATGCAAGTACCTGGGCGCTGGTGTACCAGCAGCAAGATATCTCAGATGATGCCATCTTTGATCCGGTATGTGTGCGAGGTTCTATAGATGGTATGCGTAAAGCAGGTCGCTTGGTTCCTGGTAACCCAGGCCATCCGCGTGATGTTAATGGCTTTAGTTTTATTTGTGGTCTTGATCCCGCTATGGTTGGTGATACAGCCGTCGTTTGTTACGCTGTTGATAGGGCTACACATAAACGCTATATCGTTGATGCTATTAAGATCACTAG